AGACTCAACCGACAACGGTGTGATCTCGTCATTGTAACGGACTTCCATATTATCCAGTAACTGCTGAAATGCCCAAACCCAGCGAGGAAGGTCGGGCCGATCCGGCAGCGTGCCGGTGATCCTGAAAAACTCTCGTGCTTGCGGATCATCCAGGTCAAAGGCAATCAGCTTTAAATCCTGCTTTGCCATCGGCACTAATACCTGACCACAGTAGGCACTGAACTTATAACCGGCGTATTGTACTGCTTGGTTGATGATAGTTGATTCCATTTTAGTTTCTTTGCTCCGTTGCTGTGTTGATGAACTCGCTCGCATCCATTCCGCGAGGAGTATTTCTGATTGGCGCACCGTCTTTAAACTGTGCACCGGCGCAGGCATACGGCCTGATTCTTCTTAGCGTTACCCAATCAGGGTTTTCTCCGATTGAATCTCTTTCATACTTGTCGTGTTCGTTAAATAGTTTGCTCATGGTGTTTCCGTTGTTGTGTTACAGAATACCGACCTTAACATTTCCATCTTAACCAGTTCTGTACCATTCAAACATTAGCATCTTCTGATTTAATCGCCCTTGGACAACCGCTGTTCATCCGCAGCAATTAAGTCTTCTCATATCGAAGCACCGCAGTATCGTGCGTAGACCAGGTATTATCATACAGGTTCTGCTACTTCACCTATTACTTTAGGTAAATCCATGATACAATCACTAAGTTACATAGAGTATATCATCATCTTCCTATGTCCTTTCTTGCTGTTAGCGATAGGATATCGCAAGCGATAGGCTGTTCGCGGTCCGCTGCTGTATCGCGGAATCGCCCAAGGTTGTAAGCATCTAATCGCGGTACACTTTATAATAAAGGTTAGTCTTCCTCTGGCTACTATACACATAGAGACAACCATGATGGTGAAGGAAACAGTTGTAAGCGGTAATCTGAGGGATATCCTCTCTCCACACACACAGCCTCCTCAAGCAACGACCTGGCCTCGGTTCCCTCGACCAGCGTGACACAGAGAGATAGCCTTGATGACCTACCCCACCCCATTGCCTAAAAATACATATATATATATTCTCCCCATACAGCGGATGGAATATAACCATTCATAAGAGATTACTAATATGAGATTACCTAAATACAAACAACATGAAAGAATGGGTGAAGGTGATCCTTTAAGAATGGCTGGTCTTCCTATGCAGTCTAAAGGAAAAGGTCGTCTAAGCAAGACTCCAAGGAATAAAAGGTTAGGCCCGGGAAGATTAGATAAAAAACGCAACTCTTCGTATAACTTCCAAGACCCATGGCCCGGTTTAGGATGGTATCAAGGTAAAGAGATTTAGATTATGCCATACTACGGAAACCCACATTTAGACGAGTATTTGAGTGAAACTCAAGGAAACCCGCATGGAGATTATACGAGTATTACACCGGCACTCTTAGCAGGGCAAAGACTACTTAATGCGATGGCGAATAAACCGCAAACTATAGTCCATTCTGGAAAGGAGGAAGAGGAAAGAGAGAGACTTAGGAAACAACTGAGTCAGTATCGGCGGAGGCTAATGCAAGCACGACAGTCTAGGTACAGCAGACCAAATACTATTCCAGAATCTCTTTGGAAAGCATATGTTCCTGATGAAGGCATGAGTAACTACTCTATATGGGATGATAGAGGTGGATATGAAGGTCTTGACGTAGGAGGATTACTTGAGGCGATTGGTGTTCGGACAAAGGTGGACCCAATCACAGGTAAAGAGTTTTAAGAAAACACTAATATGGGACTACTAGACTTCAAACCTGACCTAGAGTTCAAGACTCAAATAGGAACTCTGGCAGATAACATTGATCTTGATCGCTTATTCAGGGCTGAATCTTCTGGTAAACCTGGTAAGACATCCAGTAAGGGAGCCTATGGTCTTGCTCAATTCCTTCCTTCTACATGGAAAGGATTAGAGCAGGATGCTAAAATTACTGGTGTTACCTTCCCTAAAGAGTTAAAAGGAAAGAAGTTCAAAGATGTAATGGATAGTGATATCTTTGCCAAACTAGCAGCAAGAACTCTAATGAAGTCTAATGAGGTATACCTTAAAAGACTAGGTGTACCTGTGACAGAGAAGAGTCTATTAGGTGCATATAATATGGGTCCGACAGGATTCAAGAAATTCATAAAAGATGATCCAGATAAAGGATTCGCTTTATTTAGTAACTGGAATAAGAATTAATGAACGAAGAAGAACTAGAACAGTTACTGGGTCATTCTCGAATGCTCCATCCTTTTAGTATTCCATATCGGAGCAGCAGACCAAATACTTTGCCTAGCCCAGGAATTACTGGATTACTTGGTGATTACCTGTCTACTTTAGACAAAATAAATAGGCTAGGTAACACTGGGTTACTGGATACTCCCTCAGATGATCTTATAGAAAAGAATGTACTGGGTATAACCACTCCAGGTGGTGGAGGTGGAGGTTATAGTGGTTATGAAACACCTGGATTATCCGATTGGCTAAATGAGAATGTCCCGCCATTAAAACCAGCACCTGAAGTACCTGAGTATACTCCACTAGACTACGAACCAACTCCATACGAAACTGAACCTTGGGTATCGTATTTTAGACTGGGGATTGGGACTGGGTTGGGCGAGTGGGATTTATCACCTATTTCGAAATATAATATGGATTACAATGACTCCCAAAGCGGCTATATACCTTATGCCCCACCGGGAGAAATACCTGCTGGCCTCGGTCATCTTAATTTACCGGCAAATCCGTGGCCCGAATATGCAGATGCAGAAGGATATGCTGAAGAGGCAATGCAACCTTTTTCGCGTGGCCCAGACGGAATAACTCCAGTATGGTCTTGGGAAATAAAAAATGAAGAATTAAGAAAACAACAAGAATTTGCAAAGAGAAAACATAGAGAAGAATATAATTCAATGGTAGCAGAGATGGTGGAAACAGAAAGACTTAGGCAGGAAGAGTATGCCGCTGAAAGACAGCGCTATACTGATATGTACAATGCTGATTCCTTCTTTGATAACCTGGACAAAAATGCACCTCCTTCTACTTCTGGAGGATTTAATGTATTTGATATGATTCCCGGTACGTTTGAATCAGTTATAGACATGATTGACCCGGTAAATACAACTCCTACCGTAAGTCCATTGGGTGGCGCACTACTAGATCATTTTGGAATAGATCAGAAATACGAAACTCCACAAGGAGATATTGACGCTCTAATGGGTGATGTTTTAGCAGAATAACCATGACAGAGAAACAAGACAGATTCATAGAAACATATGTCTTAACAGGCAACGCAACTAAGGCTGCGGTGGCTGCTGGCTATTCTGAAAAGACTGCTAAAGTAAAAGGCTCTCAACTAAAGGCTCAGTTCCAAAATGAAATACATAAAGAGACTCAAAGAATTATTGCTGACAAAGTACCATCAAGCATTAAATGGCTTACGGAGCTTGCGGAAGGAGCGGAGTCCGAGTCTGTTAGACTTGGGGCCATCAAAGATATACTTGACCGGGCTGGATTAAAACCTGTGGATAAGATAGAAACTACCAATATAGACCAAATGAGCGCAGAGGATATTGAAAAGGAATTAGCTGCTCTTGGATACAAGCACTAGAGCCTTAGAGTTAGTACGGTCCCTGAGAGACCGTGAGAGGTTCAACAGGATCAATCAGTACGATCCCTACCCGTACCAGTGCAAGTTCCATAAAACCGGCTCAGAGGCAAACCAGAGGCTCCTGATGGCTGCTAACCGGATAGGCAAGTCCTTTTCCGGTGCATCCGAGATGAGCTACCACCTTACAGGACTATATCCTGACTGGTGGGAAGGAAGAAGATATACACAACCTATCACAGCATGGGCTGGCGGTGTCTCAAATGAGACAACCAGAGACATTGTTCAGTATGAATTACTGGGTTCCCCAGATGATCCTGCGGCATTTGGATCGGGCACTATTCCTAGAAACAAAATAATAAAGACGGAACGTAAACCGGGAGTACCAAACGCCAAAAGTGTTGCACTTATCCAACACGTTACGGGCGGGAACTCATCTTTATTCTTTAAAGCCTACGAGATGGGCGTAGATAAGTGGCAAGGACGCAGTGTAGATTGCATATGGCTGGATGAAGAACCCAGTAGAGAACTGTATAGTCAGGCTGTGACACGAACATTAGACCGTAAAGGTATGGTTTATATGACGTTTACACCTGAATCTGGTATGACTGAGACTGTTGCCAGCTTTATGAACAACCTACAGTCAGGACAATCTCTTACAAATGCTACCTGGGATGACGCATCTGAGTCTATTAACTCCATGAATGGAGAAAAAGGACACCTGAATGAGGATGTAATGACCCAGATTCTCTCCAGTTACTCCCCACATGAGAGAGAAATGAGGCGATATGGCAGGCCCAGCATTGGTTCTGGCCTTGTTTTCCCAATACAGGAAGACAAAATAATGATTGATCCCATAATAATTGAGGATCACTGGGCAAAAATAGCAGGAATCGACTTCGGATGGGACCATCCTACGGCTGTAGTGTGGGCAGCGTGGGATAAAGACAACGATGAGATATATATCTACGATTGTTATAGGCAATCTAAAGCATCTCCATCCTCTCATGCAGAAGTTATAAGGAGAAGGACAGATTTTGTACCAATAGCCTACCCACATGACGGTAATAGGCGTGACAGTATGGGTAATCCAGGCTTGGCTGACCAATATAGGAACTTAGGCTGTAATATGTTGCTTGAACACTTCTCCAATCCACCCGCATTAGGGCAGAATAAGGGAGGAAACTCTGTAGAAGAAGGCTTAATGGATATGATACAGTATATGGAGCAAGGAAGGTTCCATGTATTCAGCACTCTTGGAGACTGGTTTGAAGAGTTCAGGATGTATCACAGAAAAGACTCTAAGGTTGTAGCCTTTAAAGATGACTTAATGAGCGCAACAAGGTATGCAGTATTATCAAGAAGATTCGCTGTATCTGGTGGCGACACATCATGGACTAACGAGATAGAATACAAACACTATGGCATCATCTAAAATAACAGACGAAGAGTTACTAACCAGGGTTCAGTCAGAGATATCTGACTCTCTGGGGTATAGTGATACAATCTCCAAGCAGAGAGAAACTGCTATGGACTATTACTATGGACTTCCATTCGGTAATGAGGTTGAAGGTAGAAGTCAGTATGTTGACTCCTCTGTTATGGATACTATTGAGTGGATCAAGCCATCCCTTATGCGTGTATTCGCATCCGGTGATGAGATGGTTACATTTGAACCGCATGGCCCAGAAGACGTAGAGACTGCTGCACAGGCAACAGACTACGTTAACCACATCTTTACCAAAGATAACAACGGTTGGGAGATTCTGTACACATGGTTTACTGACGCTCTTCTTCAAAAGAATGGTATCGTTAAAGTCTGGTGGGATGAGTACGAAGACTGGAACCGTGAAGAATATAACAATCTAGACGAGCAAGAGTTTGATCTTCTTGTCATGTCTCCTGACGTTGAGATCGTAGAACATACTCCTTACATGGATGATTACGGCGCAAAGCATGATGTTGTTATTAAACGTAAGTCCTATACAGGTAGAGTAAAGATAGAGAATATTACTCCTGATGAATTCCTTATCAGTAGAGAAGCTAAAACAATACAGGAGGCTAGGTTTACCTGCCATCGTGTAATGAAGACTCTATCAGAGTTACGTCTTATGTATCCTGATGAAAGCCTGGAAGCGGAGGACTTGGGCGGCGGTGATGACATGGACGCTTTCTCTGCGGAGCGTCTTAGCCGTTATCAGTTTGATAAGTCTGCCGATTACTTTGGTGGCTGGGGAAGTATGGAAGAAGAGGATGCTCTAAGAACCTACTGGTTGCATGAGTCTTTCCTGAGAACTGACTATGATGGAGATGGTATTGCAGAACTAAGAAAGGTCTGCTCCGTAGGTAATAAAGTCTTAGCTAATGAACCTATTGATCGCATTCCTTTTGTAAGTATTACTCCAGTAAAGATACCGCATAAGTTCTTTGGTCTGTCAATAGCCGACCTTATACTCGATCTTCAACTAATAAAAAGTACGTTGATGCGAAATTTAATGGACAATATGTACAACCAGAACTTTGGTAGGTACGCAGTCCTTGAAGGTCAAGCGAATCTGGATGACCTCCTATCACAACGCCCAGGCGGTGTAGTAAGAGTCAAGTCTCCCAACGCTGTCATGCCTTTGGCTACTCCTCAGTTAGAAGCCTCTTCATTCCAGATGCTAGGCTACCTAGACGAGCAGAGAGAGTCCAGAAGCGGTGTAAACAAGTACAGCCAAGGTCTTAACGATAACGCCCTGACGAGCCATACAACGGCCACAGCGGTCAATGCTACCATGACAGCAGCACAGTCAAGAGTAGAGTTAATAGCAAGATCATTTGCTGAGACTGGTGTACGAGACTTGATGAGAACCATCTACGAACTGGTCCTGAAGAATCAGGATAAAGAGCGTATAGTCAAACTACGCAATAAGTGGGTTCCTGTACGCCCTGATATGTGGCGCGACCAAATGGACTGTACGGTTGCCGTAGGTATCGGTAATGGTAATCGTGACCAACAGTTGATGCACCTTACAACCATGCTACGCTTTGCCGGTGATGCAATGCGTGGCGGCTTGAAAATTGTCAACGAAAAGAATATGTACAACATGGGTGCTGCTCTCGTAAAGAACATGGGATTCCAGAATGTCGATGACTTCTTGACCAACCCAGAGATGGCAGAGTCACAGCCTGATCCTGCCGAGCAGGAGAGGCAAATGGAATTACAGTTAAAGCAGAAAGAGTTGGAAATTAAAGCAGGCGACCTTCAGTTGAAACAACAGAGACTACAACAGGATGCCGCAGAAGCAGCCGTAGAAGCACAGTTAAAAGGTGCTGAATTACAACTAGAAGCCGAACAGAAGCGACCAATAGCTATAGGATGAACATTGCCATCTGCGGTATGGCCCAGCATGATAAATCTGAAGTAGACAATTTTAATGGTGAGATTTGGGGATTACCTTGGGACGAAGGAAGATGGCCTTTCTTTGATAGGTACTTTGAGATACATCCTCTTGATCTCCTGAGAAAACCAGAAGCACAGCGAAGAGATGGATATGAAGACAGACTTAAATCACTTCCCATCCTGTATATGCAAGAAGCCTATGAAGACATACCTAATGCTATCAGGTATCCAGTTGAGAAAGTTGTAGATAACCTTGGGTTTGATTACTTTAACTCATCTATATCGTACTTAATGGGAATGGCTCTCCTAGAAGGAGCAGATAAGATAGGTATATGGGGAGTAGATATGGCTGATTTAGAGCCTGTTCCTGGCGATCCATCCTATATATCTGAGTTTGCTTACCAAAGGCCGAACATGGAGTACCTTATAGGACTTGCCAGAGGCAGAGGAGTAGATGTTTATATTCCAGAAAGATCGCCATTGGCTAAGTTTCATGGAGAAGGTATACCTT